AATTAAGAAACTGTGGGGCCGAAGCCCCACATAATTATTTATTATTGATCTGCAAATGCAGGTACGTCTGCACCTTCTGCTGTACCCCAAATGTAATAGTTTGTGCTATCTTTAGCCAAAATATTTATCTCAAATAAACCAAAGTCTGTAAGAGTTAATTTTGAGTTAGAGTTTCCATCAGAATAAACAGATAAGTTATCAGCATTAGAATCTAAATGCACAACACCACCAATAAAAAAATTAGTATTTCCTGGTGTTATAATAATTAAATTTTCTGCTTCTTCCGCAGCGCCACCATAAATAAATTTAAAGTGCGCACCAGCAACTGGTGCTGGTAATGTAATTGTTCTGTTTGATGCAAGTGCAGGAACTACAAGAGTTCTTCCACTGTGTGTTGCGTTATCAAGAGTTTTATCTTCATCTCCTAATGCAACAGGTGCATCACCCATAGTAATTACTTCAGTAATCGCTCCAGTAGTAGAGTTCTTACTTATTGTTTTAAGTGTGCTTTCAGATCGTACCGGACCTGTAAAAGTTGTATTTGCCATATTAATATCCTCCTAGATATTTTAAATGTAGTCCCTAGGGATGTCGACTATACGCGTCTACATTTAACTTATTTTAATTTGTATAGTGTAATTTTTATACAACAGTTTTTAGTAGAGTGCAAGAGAGCCTGTAATGTGGATTGGATTTTTCCAACGATGTAGCTTTTGATTAAGTAGCTACAGAAACTTGCGGAGCAACACCTTCTGCAGTGTTTTGTCTGTGAGCAATTTCAGCTTCTTCAAGCTTGATCTTAGTAATGACTTCTCTAACTTTGTCATCAATTCTGACCATTTCAAGAGTATATTTATCATTGTCAATATGCTCCTGTTCCCACTTCAACTCCAAGGACCTTTTTTGTTTGTATAGGTCTTGTATCATCAACAACCTCCTCATAGGTTATTCTATTTACTCGGTTATCATAAGATATACCAAGATATTCCCAACTTATACTCTTTTCTCCCAACTTGTCAAGGATTGATTGTTCAAGAGAAATAGGGTTATCTTCAGACAAAACTTCAAATTTTGCATAATGATCGTACGCCCATATGTTTACTAGGAATTTTTTCATGTTCTCACCGTATTAGTTGTTGAATGTGGCCGAACTGTGTCCGGCCACAAAAAGTTTTATTGATTACGCACCTTCAACGCCGAAGATACCTCTAAAGTCAGAAACTCCAAATGAGTATCTTTCTCTAGCTTTGTATCTAACGTTACCAGTATCAAAGTCACCTTCCATTGCAGTTGTCAATGGTGCTCTAGTGAACATTTTCATACCATTTGGTACATCAGTGATAATGTAAAACGAATCAGTATCAGTTAAGAAATTATTCACTCTGTAACCTTGAGGAATCATTCCCATTGATCCTAATGCGTTGATGTCATTATCAGCAGTTCCAACTCTACCTTGAGACTTCATCAGTCTTTCAGCTTGGAATTGGTTTGCAGATGGAACAATCATTTTGACTGCTTTAGCTGCAATTCTTAAACCTCTTTCATCAGTCATGCCAGATATATCAATCATAGCTTGCTCTAATGAAGTTTCATTTAAGTCTGCTTGTGTTGTAAGTGTGTTTTTCACGTTAGTTCCGCTCACAGTTGTGTGAGAAGTATTAAACAAAGAAACACCATCACCTGAATCAAAACCATCTACACTTGGTAGACCGTTATTTAAAGGTGCTGCTGCTTTTACTTGTTTAGTGTTACTCATAGATCTTGCTAGAGCTTTTGTGTATCTAGAAGAAATTCTATCGTAAAGATTATCTTCGATAGCTTCTTCAGTGATAGCAAATGCTAAAGCAACTGTTTCATGAGTGTAACGTGCAGAGTAAGATTCTTGTGCATTATCAAATGCTACTCCAGAACCTTCACTTTTTACACTTGCGTTTCCGAATCCACTTAACATTACTTCTTCTTCAAAAGCTCTGTCAGATGACTCGCTAGTATAAATCTCAGCGTGCTGATTATCATACCTATTGTATTCCAGGCCGAATAGTGCATTCAATCCTGGCTCTAACTCTTTTACGAGTTGATGTCGTGATATTGCCATAATTTATTCTCCTATTCCTTACGACCCTGAACTATCAATATATTGGTTCAAGTTTTGAACAACTTCAACATTACAGAATGCTGCAGTTAAGTCCCCATTTTCAGGGTCTTCAACACCTCTTAATAGTCTCCAAGTGTTATTTGTTGCGTGTGTGTCGCCGATATCTAACGTGTTAGATGACATACCTGTAGTAGTGCTACCTGCTGCTGAATTTACGTCGAACGTGTCTAAGTATTTAGCATGAGCTGCAGGAATGTTTGCAGCTACTGCTGCATCTGCTGCTACGTGGTAAACCTGCCAAGGATAGTCATTAACGAAAGCTACGATATCACCGCCATCTTTTGCTGTTGCTGGTGTAATAGCACCATTATAATGATTGTTGAACGTTGGTTTCAACGTCGACGCATCCTCATAAAAGATACCATATAAGACACCAATTGATTCAGCCGTAGCTGCATCTTCAGCTGTTACAACATAACCTGCTGTAACTTGTACTGCGCTGCCGTAAAACAAATCAATGTCTACAGCGGCATCGATAAAGTATTTAGAAAGACCCTGTACTGCAGGTGTATTACCTAACGTACCAGCCGATCTAAAACCATATCCTGCTGTTTGTCTATTAGCCATAGTTTTATCTCCTTATGAACCTGCCCCTAAGGGCCTCCAGTTCGGTTTAATTTAATTCGTTGGTTTAAGTAAAATTTACTTTTTGCCACCGAAGGTTGTGCGAGACTGCCTGTCAACATTGATAGGCATACTCTTATGCTCTTCCCTCATTAAATCGTTGTCTATAGCTTCTTCCTGACCTTGAGCTTGACGCTGAAAGTATTCAGTTCTTGCTTTTGCGATTTCTTCGGGCACCCTTGCGAGTACAAGGCCACCTACTCCAATCACTCCTGCGTATTTACCATCAGTGACTACGGGATAATCAGCATCTTTATATTCGTCAGCTCTCACTAACTCATAACCAGATCTTAATCTTCCAGAGATATTTTTAGAATCTTGAAATCCTAAACTCTCCGCTCGTATCCATCTGT